AGTTTATAGTAGAGAATTTCTTGCTCTACGATATCCTTTACTAACTCTCTGTTAATATTTACTAATAAATTAAAATCTCTATTACTTCCAAATAGCATTACTTACGTTCTATAGATTTTTCTGCTACTACCACATCATTAATAGGTGTATATTTATCTAAAGCATTTTTCTTAAGTGAGTTAAATGCTTCTAAACCTGATTTTTGTGATATTAACTTTACTTTTAATGTTTCTGTGTTAGGTCCTATACTAGAAGCTAGTGTTACTGTTGTTACTCCCGGTAGAGCTCTTATTAATTCCGCTATCTTATTAGAGTTCTCATCATCGTACACCACTTGTATCATACCCTCGTATGTATAAAACTCTATTTCTGATATTATATTAGCTAATTTCACTATCCTATGTATATAGTCATTGGGACTTCTTTTAAAGTCTTATTTAAATTTTCACTCTCATTGGCCTTACGTTCTAATTGTGATTGTCTTGATGTTTGATCGAGCATATCACGTAAACTAGTAATAAGACTTTCTTTTTCTGAACGTGCATCAGTAAGAAGGTCACTTTGATTAAGTGTAGCTTCTGAACCTGGTACAGGTACCGTAGTATATTTACCTCTAATATAAGCTAATAACTCTTTTGCTAATGCTAAAGTGTATCTATATATCCAATCCCTACCAACACTGTTAATATGACTATAAGTAGGGTTAGAATAAGGTACTTCTCCTACATTAGTTATTAAACTTTCATCTGTTCCTATTGCTGCTGCTGCTTTTTCATCAACTTTGTAGTATTCAAAGAATAAACTACCGGATTCTGAAGGGATAGGGAATAGTTTTAACTTATTATTGTTTATTTCGAAAGAATAGGCTGATCTTCTGATTTGATCGTTAAATTCTATTGCTTGAACCTTTAACATATCGTATGAAGCAGGCATTAATAAGAAATTAACACCAGGACTAAATGATCCAAAGTCAAAAGCATCCATTAACGATTGTATACCTGTTCCGGTACCAGCATAAGGGTCGAAGTAACGTAAAATAGCTGGTGGTGACTCGTAAAACACCTTTCTTACCTCTATACTACCAGTTATACCCTGATCAGACGCCCAAGCATCTAAGTCATAGTTCTGTTGTGAGGCTGAGATAGGTAAAGAACCGCTATATTTAGTAACAATTGCCCCTACCTCTGCTTCTGTGCCGTAGTTTTTAGATATTCCTACTACTCTATTAAGGGAAGACCTTAATACCTTGTTATTAACACTACTACCAGTAGATGCTCCTTCAAGACTTAAGTAATTTTCTCTAATTTTATATTGGAAGACTTCGTTACCGTAAGTAGTAACTGCTTCTTCAAAGCAAGCATAAAAGGATCCTGATTGTAATTCTACATCCATCAAAGGAAAGCCTAATCTAGTAGCGCAAAAGCTTGCTACCTTATCTGCATCGCTTTGAAATTGTGTATCAGTATCATAGAATCCAAATGGAGTAGATCCAGTTACGAAAGAGGAACTACCATCCCATATAGAAATATTGGCCATACGTACAGTTTATATATAAATAGTAACTAATTTGGTAAGGTTTTATCAATACCTATAAAACAAAAAAAGAGGGCTAAAAAGCCCTCTCTTTATTATGAATCATAAATCCTATCTTATACAGTATCTAAGTCAGAAACGAAGATTTTTCCGTAGAATTCAGGACGTAACATCTTCTTAGCGTATCTTGTCATGATCCCTTTACGTGGAGTAAAGTTTGTTGGATCGTACACTAGAGGTGTCATGATTAATGGTACATATGGAGCATATACAGCGCCAGTTTCAAGGAATTGAGATCCTCTGAAACCAACTAAGATAGTATTCTCAGTCATGTATGGGTTTTTGTATACTCTGTAACGGCTGTTAAGCTGTCCAACTTTCTGTACTCCCATTGCAAAATCCATTTGATCACCGTCAGTATCAGCAGCATATCCTGGAATTGATTCTAAGATTGTAGCTACTGAAGGAGAACATACTAGGAAGTTTGCTCCACCTCTTAAAGTTTTCTGGTGAATTTTGTTAGATACTTTTTGGATTTTAGTTCCTAAAGTTTGGAACCATTGTCCTTGAGTATTGTAGAAGTCAGAACTAGCGTTAGACCATGCAGATCCATTCCACTGTTTGTTGTTCTCAGCTGACCACTTTTCAGTTGTTCTTGCATCTTGAATTAACATATCTAAGATCTCTAGATCGATTTCCATTGAGATATACTCACTTAATAGTGAAGTTAACTCAGCTTCTGCGTCTACAGAGTGATAAGCGTTAAGATCTTGTGCGAACTCTGGAGTCCATTGTGCTTTTAACTTTCTAGTCTTAGCAACAACAGCCTCACTTCTTAACTCAACGTTAATCTCTGGGATTGTGATTGAGTTAGCAGTAGTATCTTCAAAGTCACCTCTTGAGTTATCAGCAGGTTGTTTGTGATACTTTACGTCTCCAGTTACAGTTGCAGTTGAAATTGCAGAACCAGAAACAACAAATACTACGTTAGATCCTACTACGTCAGTTAATTCTGGGTGTGTAGTAATGTCTCCTCCGTTGTCATCTAATATTCTAAATGCTCTAACTCCTTTGAAGTCTCCTCCTGATAAGTCACTTGTAGCGACTGATACAGTAAAGAATTCTGCAGGATCTAAATCAGCATTGTATCCTAAAGATGCAGATGAAGCAGAACCAGTAGCTTTGCTAGTTAATTCGATTGAAGCAGTGTTCAATGAATATCCGAAAGAACCTCCTCCGTATAGACCTCCTGAAGGATCAACGTCTACACCGATTTTAGATTCAGCAGTTGATACGTTACCGTACATGTTACCGTCTGCAGACTTGTCTAATCTATCGTTTCCATATTTGAAATCTAGATAGAATACAAGACCTGAAGGTAAGTTCATTGGTTGTACAGAAACGAAATCTTTTGCAGCGATTTGAGCGAATACCTTTCTTACTAAAGGTAAAGCAACTCCTGCCCACTGCTCAGATCCACCAGCAGCATTGCCAATAGCATTTGCGCCAGTTTGTGATTGTTCAGCTACGATTTGTTTAGCTTGGTTTTCAAGAATTTGAGCCATTACTGGTGACTCTTTTTCTCCAAGACCTTCTAACAAACCTGAAGCATTCCATTTGTCAGCTAAACGACCTGCATCAGCTTGTAAGCTTTTGAAGTTGTTTGAGCTTTCTAATAATGAATTAATTTCCATGATTGAAATAAAAGTTTTTAGTTAATTTTAATTTAAATAATTCCAGCTAATTTTTGCATTCTTAGGACAGCAGAAGATACTTCATTAATTACTTCTGGTTTAGAAGCTGTAGTACCTGTAGCTTTACTAGCCATTCCTAATTTAGCTTCAGTAACGTTCTCTTTTTTAGTTGTAATAACGTTCTCTGAAACAGTTTCGAATACTAATTTTACCTCTTTAACAGTCTCAGCTTTATCAAATGCAGCAATTACGTTTACTTTTTGCGACTCTGATAATGTATGAGATTTAAAGATTTTGTTTACATAAAGTAGTTTAGAGTTTAAAAGATTAACTTCCTGTAATTCTTTCTGTAAAGTGTCTATTGTATTTAAAGCTTCAGTTAATTCAGAATTTTCTTCTTTAACTTCTTCTTCGTTTACAACTTCTTCTTCAACAGACTCTTCCATTTCGTTTTCTTTTTTACCTTCTTCTACTTCTTCTTCTGAAATTGATTCTAACTCAGCCAATAACTCGTCTAAGTCTATTTCTTCGTCGTCAGCAGCAGGCTCTTCGATAGCTTCAGGCTCATCACCCATACCTTCGATATCACCAGCGTCTAAATCAGCTCCAATTTCTTCTTCACCATGTCCCATTTCTTGAGATATGATGTCGCGAATAAGATCTTTGAATTGATCAACTGATAAGTCTCCTAATTCTTCGTCTCCTTCGACTTCGTCTTCGATTTCAACCTTGTCTTCAGATTCTTCTGAATCATCCTCAGCTGGTTCTGCATCCATTTCTTCTTCTTCCTCTGCAATTTCCCCCTCTATAGCTTCTTCCATTTCGTCTTCTTTAGAGTGATCTCCTTCTTCCATAGCATCGTCGTCAGATTTTTTACCTTCTTCAGTCGTTTCTATAGATTCTTCTACCTCTTCTTCAACTTCGTTTACTGTTTCTTCTTCAACTTTGGAATCATCCATTTCTTGAAGTTTTGCAGCTAATAAGTCTTTTAAATGAGGAGTTAAAGATTCTTCTAAAGCTTCCTTGGCGTTAGCAATAGCGGCTTCTCTTACAGATTTAGCTTCAGCAATAGCTTGCTTGAATAAATCTTTGTTTGCCATTTTAAAAAAATTTGTGTTTTCGTACGGTTATTTTAACCGTAATGTGAAGTTTAAATGTGTTTTTGATACAGTATAAGTGACTGTATATTCTTTATATAAATATATACTATTTACAAAAACAATTAAGCTCTTAAAATATCGTTAATTATAGAGTCTAATTTACTAAATTTAGATACCTTAACTTTACCCTCTTGAAGTGATATAGGGTTCATAAAAGCACCATGGGTAGAAGGATTAGATACAAAGTCCCAGCATACTAGTTCAAAGTCTGGTTGTACCTCTAAAGTTCCTTCTGATGTTTGTTGAACTGATCCTGTTCCTCTTGATGAGATTCCTATAGTATGACCAGCCTTTATTATTTCTTTTACAATATTACCGGCAGGAGTATTTAATAATTCTACCTTACCCATTAGGTCGTTTCCTTTCCAGTATAACTCTTTTACTATGTGTGAAGCGTTCTTTAGAGAGACAACAGGAGATTCAGGATGATCCAATTCTCCGAAGGCGTTTCCTTTATTAACAAACTCATCTACATATTTTTTCGCTTCTCTTTCTAATATAGCTTTAGAATAAGTTCTACCGTTTTGGTTTTTTGCAATTGCTCTTTGCATTACACCCTCTACTTCGAAAGTTCCAGGCTTTTCCTTAGACTCTCTAATAGTTGGTTTAAACGGTGTAACGTCTACTAATAGTTGTGCCATATTATTTCTTTTCGTTTACTGGTGAAAACATTGTTTGTTTCGGTTCTTCTTCCATATTTTGAGCTGCGTCAATTTCAGCTTTGGAGATAGTTCTTACTTTAGGAGTTTCTAATCCTTTAGTAAATCCTGTTTTGCTCACAGGTCTTAGATCCTTATTGAATGCTGCTTCAATAGAAGGCGCTAGGAATGCTCCTACTTTTAATCCTTCTTCATTTCTTATATCACCAATAGAATCAAAAACTTTTTGAATCTTATTTCTAGACTTATCATAAAAAGATTCTATATCACTTATAATATTTTGTAACTGAATAACGGATTGTTTAAATCCTTCAAAGTCACCATAAGTATCTGCAAGTCCGGCTAGATGATTAGTAGCAGCTTCGTTAACTACTTGTTCTTCTAAAACTTTAGTAATAATGCTTTTTAAGCTTTCTTTAACTACCTCATCTTTACCCATAGCTTTTTTAATAGCTTTATCTTTAGCAGCCATATAATCGTCCGAATCTACATCTCCATCTCCGTCATGATCTTTACCTTTCTTTTCAGATACAGGCTCTTCTTCATTAAGTCTATCATAGTTTATATCTATGAATTGTTCGAACTCTTCTAATGGATCATTACCGTCCATGAGATCACCCATATGAGTATTTAAAAAGTCTTTAATCATATCATTAGAAACTTCATGATACTTTCCTTTAATAGTTTGAATAGCTAATGCTATGATTTGTTTCTTATCTAACTCCTCTTGTACTTCATCTATTTCTTCTTCATCTATTACTTCTTTCATTTTAGCTAATTTTAAAGCATCTTTTTCAGCTTTTTCTCTCTCCATGTCTCTAATCTTATCTGATGCCGCTTTTAGCTTATCTACTGGTATACCTAGTCTTGCAGCTAAATCATCTAATTTACCTTCGCTAAATAGTTCTTTAACTTCATTTAGTTCTGCTTTTTTCATTCCATTAAATACATCTACACTATTTTTTCCGTCAGCAGGAACCATCTTATCGTGTTTATCTACACTACTAGATTCACCTGCCATAAGATTAAGGTAGTGATTTTGGTCTTTTTCAAGATTTTTTATCGCTTTTTCTTTAGCCTTTCCATAATCTTCTTTAGTTATAGATTCTTGAGACATTAATCCCATAGCTTCTAATTCAGCATCAATACCTCTTTCTATTGCTTCTATAGAGAATTTATCATCTGATTTGATTCCTTCTATTTCGTACTTACCGTACATTTTAGGCATCTCTTCTTTTTCAGATATAAATCCTTTATTCTTTAGAATTTTTACAGTATCGTTGAATCCGTTAAGTGGAGTTATGAGAGCTGGATGTGCTATCCTAGCATCTCTTACAAATTGCTTTTTTGAAAAGCTTTCGCTTAGTACTCCTCGATATTTTTCAGTCAATGTTTTCATCTAGATAGTCGAACATTTTAGTGTTATAAGGTCTTTTTTTATTCTTAGTAACTTTATATCCTAATTTCTCAGCATACTTAGTTGCTCTATTTTTCTTTTTACCCTTCGAAAAAGCGAAAGGAGTTTGGTAACCGCCAACAGCACCGGTAGTGCTAATTTCATCTAAAACTTCTTTAACCATTTTAATTATTTGACTTTTTTTCATAAACTTTTCAATTCATTGATAAGCTCATAAAATTGCATCAAATTTACTAAATGATTGTCAGAAATCTTTTCTTTCTTAGATAAGGGTTTAATTGTCTTAAATACCTCTTCTAATTTTATTTTTATTACTTCGTCTTTTACATTATCTTTTAAAGACTTAACTGCTGCGGCTACTTTAGTTAACTCTTCATTAACTATATTTCTTAATCTTGTAGTTGAACTAACTGCAGTAATAAACTCTCTTAAAATAGCTTTCTGCTCTGGAAGTAAAGTTTTGTAATTGTTATTAAATTTTTCTAATAAAATTTTAAACGTCAATAGTTTAAGATCTTTATCGTATTTAGAATACTCTTCTATAAGAGTGTCTTTAGCTGCTTCTTCGTTTTGAGGTGATGAAGTAAGATGTTCTAAAATAGTTACTTTATTAGAAACTAATATATCTGGGTTAATTACGTCTAAAGCATTTTGAGCTTCCAATAAACAGTATAGTGCTGCTAATGGTTTATAATCTCTTACTTTAATAGCAAAAAACTCTTCTATATTATAATTATCTTTTATCTCTTTTATGAGATTATATTTTAATTTTTTTAAAGCTACCGTGTCTATCTTTCTTGATACCTCAATTATAGTAGATACTATATTTTCAGCTTTCATTTGTGATACACCTCTATTTTTTAGAATGAATTCATATAGTTTGAATTCTCTAGTTAAAGAGGTTTTACCTGTGAAGTACTTTTTTAACAAAGAAACTGCTGATGAATCTTTTTTAGATAGCGTATCAGCTGCTATTTGCTTTACTAGCAATTCAAAAATAAGACCGGTATTTTTATACTTTGAATGTTTTATTCTCATTAGTATACGGTTACTATATATAAATATGTGTTAATTATCTAAATCCTTAAGTTGTGTTTCATCTAGCATTTTTGATGGAATTTCTTCTTTTTTCTCAAAAATTAAGCTCTTTTTTGATTCCATTGAATCTTTTATTCGATGATATATTGCCTGAGTAGTTAGGTTTGTTTCGTTTACGTTATCATTATCGGAAGGAAAACCACCGTGCATACCTTGTTTACCTAGTCTATCTCTTCCTCCAACAGGATCATTGTTAGTTCCGTATACAGACATCTTCTCTTTAGGTCTTCCGCCTTCCGGACCAGGTTGACCATATTCACTATAACCAGCAGGAAGGTTAGCAGGCTCTCCACCTTTAGGAGTTGCTGTAGCTCTTCTTCCGTACATAGAAGCTAAATCGTGAGGAGTACCGTAAGAAGTACCAGATTTAGCAGGATCGTTACCTTCATTTTCAATTTGAGCTATTCTAAATAAACGTTTAGAGTCCTCTCTTACTAGATCTCTCATTTCATTATACTGATCTTCAGATAAATTAAATATGTGATCGTAAATATAGTCAGAAGAGAATAATTTAGTATCTTTCATTTGATTAGCTAAATCTATCTTTTCTTTTAGTAACGCTACTTTTTCTTGTTCGTAAATGACTGAAGGGTTAGTTAACTTAATCTCAAAGTTAGTTAAGCTTTCTCCTGTAAATCCTTGAGTATATAAATGTACTAGAGCTATCTTAGTTAACTCTGATTCCATTATTTTTTGTATTCTTTCTACAGTTCTTGCAAATCTTATATCTTCTGCAGCTAGCGTTGCTTTACCGTTTAAGTCTCCTTCGTATCCGAAATATGCTTTCGGTATTTTGAGAGCAGCAAACATTTTAGCCTGTAAGTATTGAACGTCATTTACTCCGTCGTATTCTAATCCTTTAGTAGTTTCAATTCTAGTAGAAGTATCTCCTCCTCTAACAGGTAGGTAGAAATCTTCCATCATATTCTGCATATTGAAACGTAAGTTGTATTGACCAGTTTGAGGATCCACATAAGGAGTCTTTTTCATCTGGTTAATAGTTTTTTGCATAAACTGCTCAACCTCATTTGGTGGAATTGCTCCTACGTTAATATAGAACATTCTCTTTTCAGGAGCTCTCATTATTCTATGAATTAACATAGCATCCTCCATTAAAGTTACTTGTTTAAATATTTTTCTAGCAGGCTCTAAATAAGAACGTCCGTAAGGTAAGTAGTTAGTATCTGAGATTAATCTAAAATGAGCTACCTCGTAGTTATCTAAATTAATAGTTCTAGAATCTCTTTTAGGAATATAGTTAGGATCAGCAGAAGAAGCTATACCTTCAGGGTCTATAGTAAAAGTTACTTTAGCTGGTGCTTCAGGATCTTGTCCTTCATGTCTAACCATATGATAGACTGTATATGGAAGTACATTATAGACACCGAATTTTTCAGCTATTTCCAACTTTAAGAAAAAATCTCCATACTTACACATATTTCTAGTCCACGACCATAAGTTAAACTCTATGTTTAATACATCGTAAAATAAATTATAAAGTATTCTTTGAATATTTTCATCTGAGGACTTAATTGCTAAAACTTCATTTTGATCGTTTTTCAATGTAGCCTCGTCAGCTATAATATCTAATGCTGAGGCAATAATAGGATCTGTGTCCATAGCCTCATAATCAGAATATAGTTGAATTCTTAACGTTTGATAATTAAGATTAGGATTAAAGATATTTTTGTTGTTATAGATATAAAGTCTACTGAATCTATCAACAAGAGAATTTGTTTGGAATTTACCAGTAGTCTGTATTTGATTAACATCAGCTATCTTAAGCTGGTTACCACCTACGTTTCTGACTACTACGTCGGTAGAGAAAAGTCTCGAAAGTCTACCAAAAAGAGATTTGTCCGCCATTACGGTATAGTTTTATATATAAATAGATCTAATTTATTAACCAGGTAAGATCTTCATCACCGTGGTTAGTATTCATAATATAAGGATTATTCTGCATATTACCAACTGTTGTAATAACTGATGCATTTCTAGAATTTAGATTATTAAACGAAGAGAGTTGAGCTCTTGCTAAATCCATTCCTTGTTGTCTCAACCTTAAGGCAGTATCTCTAACATATAATGCTGTTGCACAAGATACTAATAGATCATCATTATATCTATCTTGAGCTTGAGGTTTACCATTTTTCCATACGAATACTCTCATTTCACTAAGCAATCTTTTAGATTGTATAGTAACACTTTTTTCTCGAATATATTCTATCATTTTAGCAATAACTAAAGGTCTTGTACGAGCAGACATAGTAAATCCTGGTACTAATTTATCCCTTTCAAACTTATGCATATATGATTCTACAGTTTCCATATTACTTTTAGCACTGTAGTAAAGGTTTCTATATTCTCTTTCCATTATCTGTTCTATAGTAGCCCATCCAATATTAGCGTTTTCTACTACTAATAATGCTTCATTATATTCTGATGCTATTCCTACTAAGAAGTTACCAAAATCCTTAGGAGATAATTTACCTTTATATTCAGCTACCTGAGTACATGTCTCTATATCAAATATATGAAATGCCGAATAATCAGTAGAGTCACCTCTAGCAACGTCTGCTACAACCATGTAAGATTTAGAGTAGTCAACTCCTTCCCATACCCAAAGGTTACCGTCTATCCCTCTTCTTTCTAAAGGATCTTTTAAATAGGTTTGTTCGTAGTAAGCCATATCATCCGGTTCAAATACTGTATCACCAGAAGCTAAGAAATCACAGTCACATTCCTGTCCTGCCATTCTAGGTCCTAGGTCAGCATTTTGTTTTTCTCTCCAATTATCATCTCTTTCTGGATGTACTGTCCATGGTAATTTTATAGGTAGAAAACTATTTTCTCTTGATTCAGCTTTTTCCCATGTTTGATGAAACCAGTTACCAATACCGTTAGGAGTAGATAATGCCATACACTGTCCACCGGTAGCAAGTGTTTGCTGTGCAGCAGTAAATGTTTCTTCTATATTATCTATAAATGCGGCCTCATCTATAAGTAGGAGTGATACTGCTTCTGAACGTGCAGCATCTGCATTCGATGATTTAGCTGTTATTTTTGAACCATTTTTTAATCTTAGAGATAATTTGTTTTTCTCCTTAGCAGGTAACTTTAGCCATCTTGGTAACTCATCGTACATAAACATAGTCTTAGATACTAAGTTACGTGCAGTTGCTTGTGTTGTTGCTAATGCTAGTACGTTTTTATCTTTATGGAATAACATAAGCCATAAACTATAGGCTGCTGCTAAAGTTGAAATACCTAACTGTCTAGACTTTAAGGTAATAATATATTGATGATCTTTGAAAAGATTAAGAACCTTTCCTTGAAAAGGATATAGATTAAAAAGTATACGTCCTCTAGTAGGGTGCTGAATGTAGCAATACTTCTTCATGAAGTACGCCGGATCTTTAGCGCACTTAATATACTCTTGTGCGATTATTTTTTTTATATCTTGTGCCATAACTTTTATTCTGTTTCATCTTCTTCAAGATAATTATTTGGAGCAGTTTCAAAAACACCTATTCTAGGACCAAATAATTTCGGGCTAAACTTTTGGAAGTTTACTCCTTTACTTTTTAACTCTTTAGCCATTTTTTCTGCTGTGCCTTTTGTGTAAATGAATTTTCCATTATTACCAGGAAGCTTACCTCCTCCAAAATCATGAACCATGAAATGCTTAAAACCTTCCTCACTTTGGTACTTTATAAAATGCTCTAGACCTACAGCTATTACTAATGAATTTGCTGAGTTAAAATCCGAACTACTTAAAGAACTTAGTCCGACTCTATTTAAAACTGCATTAAATGCTGATACTGCTTTATCTTTATGATCTTTATAAAGTTCTGCGACTAGAAAGCTAATATCCTGTAAGTCGTAACTAACTCCTTTGTAAACAGGTTTATTTTCTCCTTCAACACCTAATTCTCTAAAAGCATCAATAAACTCTTTATTACTACTTAAAGCACGTGAGTTAGATCCTAGTTTAGCTCCTTGACCTTTTACTTCGAATTCTTCATTATCAATTGCTAAATCTCCTTTACCAGAAGCGTTGGTTACATTGTCAAATAAAAGTATCAATGCTAGTTCTCCCATTCCTACTCCTCTTTTCTTTTCGTCTTGAGCTGTATGCCTGAAAATTGCTTTAACTACATTAGTAGGAAGATTAGTTTGTGCAGAAATATCGTCGATTATATTACCGCCTCTATCTGAAGTATTAAATTTAGCTCCTCCTTTTTGTAGGTATTCAGAAAATTTTTTAGAGTCTTCTATAGGTAGATCTTCTATAATACTTTGAATTTGTTGAGAATACTGTTTATATATTTTGTCACCGTATCCTTTATCCTTTACTTTATTTCTAATTGATCTATAGTTACTAAAATTAGTTACTCTTTGATAAAGTTTTTTAATTTGTATATCATCAAGTGGAGCATCAGATATAAAATCAATTATATCTTTTTTAGTAATTTCTTTCGGCTCTTGGTCTTCCTCTTTAACAAGCTCAGAAATAAGTCTATCTAGTATAGCTTTATCTTCCGGATTATTCATATCCGGTACACCTGTTTTAGTTCTCCAGGCCCATTCTGTGTATAGTTTGTCTGTTATATTCATTTAGTATCTTCCTTCTAGATCTTCTTCGTCCATTTCATTACCTTTCAAATCGATAGCATATCCGTATCCTTCTTTAGCATCGTCTCCGTCTCCATAGTCGCTATAAACTCCTCCTGAAATAAAATATCCGTTAGGATACTTTTCGATAGATTCTATTCTACCGTCATCATTAGGATCAAAATCTCCTATTTCGTATGTTTTACCTCCTACTGTAAGTTTCTTTAACTTTTTAGGTTTGAATGAAGGTTTATCGTCTTTAGATTTGTTTTTAACATATTCTGCAAACTGTCTATCTTGTATAGCACTAAGTTCTGGGTGAGATTGAATACCGTTTTTTCCTACCTCTACAGACTGTATATTATTTTCATATCCTGGAGTATCACTATACCTAATAGATGCTTCCAGTCCTAATTCTTTAGCTTTTGCAACTAACTCCTCAGCATTTTTTAATTGTTCTTCTGGGGTATGTCCAACTACGGTCATACCTTCATTTACAGATCTACTGTTGGCAGTAAGTTTATTCTCTACTAAGAATTTTTTAAGGTCAAAATTATTTTTCATGTCTGTTATTATTATTATGCTTCTGGTTCTTCACCTGCTTCAAAATCAACTGGTTCACCTGATAGATCGGCTCCTCCTTCTTCTCCTCCTGCGTCATCCGGTTCTGGAATATCAGCAGTTCCTCCTCCTTCACCACCGGGGAAGTCTCCCCCACCGGTACTAGCATCATCTACATCCTCCCCAGAGGCTGCATCATCGCCTGCTCCTTTCATTGGACCTTCTTTGTACAGTATAGAAAGTTTATCTAAAGCTTGTTGATAGTCGTTTATTTTATTAAGATAGTACCTTTTACCCATTATCTGAGCTTCAAATGTTTCACCTGTCCATTTTAAAATATAATCTTGTCCGTTTTTAAGATTAATTCTGAACGAAGAAGGACGAGGTGATATCCAGTCAATTGAGTCAACAAATTGTTTAAAGTCTTCAGTTTGTAGTTTTATTAATGCCTGTCTTAAAGAAGGAAACTTACCTAACATAATATCAGTAGCATCTTCTAATACTGTCTCTTCTGGAGCATCTGTGTTTGGTTCTTCCTCAGGTACTGGTTCTTCTTCTATTTCGTCTAATAAAGATTCATTTAATGTAGGTAGAGCTTTAATCTTGTCTACTGTTTCTGACATAATTCGTCTCATCTTCATTAATTCATATTGATCAGGTCTTTCGATTCTTAAATATCTTTGAAGTTTTCTAAAGTTAGTTTTAATAAGTTCAAATAGTTCTCTTGCATTTTTATCAGTTCTAATATCCTTATTATTCATCAACTTTTTAATATCTAAAATAATATCATTAAAACTAGTATAGATACCTTCAAATGATGGTAACTTAATAACTTTATGTCCTATTGACCCTCCTTCATTATCTCCTTTTTCTTTCACATAACGATATAAGGTTGTCATATCTTTATCTACAAAGTCTCTACTAGGGTCCGGTGATACACCGTATCTTGATTCAATACTTTTTTGTACCTTAGGGTCTAAATCTTTAAAAGAGATAGTGTTTTCTCTTTCTTCCTCTTGTATAAGAAGTTTACCGTAAGTTTCTAATATAAGTTTTTCTAACCTATGCATATTATTTCTTTTTCTTTTTATATCCTTTATGCCAGTGTTCTGTTTGAGTTTTAACTTCTAGTTCACTAACAGGAATATCTGTTACTGTCTTACCGCTTTCAAATAAAACATCATAGTGTGTTACTGTGTACTTACTACCTTCTTTTACTAGAGTATGTTTTTCAGGAATACAAGTTCCTTTTCCGTGTTTCTCATGAACTACTTTAGCAGCACAATCATGTTTATACCCTGGTGCTGATTCTAAAGGATTTTCTGCATCTTGTCCTTGGTACTTAAGATCTTTAAATACTTTTGATGATTTAGCTAATCCTGCTATAAATCTTTTTAGTAATCTACCTGGTACGTGAATGTATCTTGAATTAGGTCCATATCCTGAATATTTTTCAGTGATTTGTATTCCACTATTAGTCCTAGTAAATTGAAAATCCTTATCTACATGTAGGTCTGTTCCTTCATTAACTGATTCCTCCATATAATCTTCTAGATTCTTATCTACTGGTAATTGAAATTTATCAGCTAAAGCTAATACTATTTCTGCTGCTGCATCTCTTTCTGATATATCATCGTTGTTAGCCATATTTTCTATAGCCTTTAAAACATCATCAAAATCTCCTCTTCCTTCGCTTAACTCTTGATCTCTACCTGTTCCTGCTATTTTATCATCTTCTTTGTCTAGAAGTTCTTTATGTTTTTGATTTATTTTTTTTACTTTATCAATAAATGCCTTTCTTTTAGGGTCATCTTGAGGTAATTTATTCATAGCAGGAGCTTGTTGTTTAATAAGTCTCTTTGCTTTAATAATCTTATCCATCTCAGAATTTTCTTCTAATAATGAATCTACATTATATCCTAATTTTTTAGCAATCTGATATCTTAATTGATCATCCTGATATGGTCTATTACCGAAAGTATATCTTGAATCTCTTCTAGTTTCTATGTCTATATGACTAGCAGCTTTATCTCCTAATTTTTTTATATGGTAAAAGCCTAATGCTTGTTCTTTCATACCTTCTAATTGAAAATCATCAATATCTGAATATAGTACTTCATGTTCTCCTCCGTCTTGATCTACTGCAAATACAGAGTAATCACCCCACATATCATAATTATCCTGGTTACCACTTTTAGGATTATAGATAATTAAGTATTTATCATCATTAGTTCTAATCATAGCATCGTCAGCTTGTCCTAAGTAAGCTAATAATTTTTCTTTCGTATAATTACCTTCCAAAGCTAGTTGTTCTAAAGCAGGCTGCTTTTCTTCTGAGTCTAAGTAATGAAATGCTGCGGACATATAATCTCTAGCTAGGATAAGCTTTTTTTGCCACCAATTTGGAAAATCTACTTCACCATCGTACTTATCGTATTTATTTAACTTTTTAAATAGTTTAGCTGCATATTGTGCAGTTTCATATGCTGATGATTTAAGCATATTAGGTTCATCATCTTGATGTCCTATATCTTTATCTTCTTCCATATAATCTTTTTCTAATTCTCTATTTGACTGATAGTCTGTTTCTTCTTGATCTTCTGCGGCAATTAATAAATTACCTAATTCTTTATCGTTATTCATTTCAGGATTCTTAAGAGTAACTGCATTTGGATGAGTATCTCCTCTACCTATATGAAGTTCGTAATCATCTTCAGAATAATTAGATTTAAGATGGTCTACTACTGCTTGTATCATATTTAAATCGTATCCAAAAGCAAATACATCGTCTCTATCGTTAAAGCCTTCCATTTTATTTTTTTCAGCTGCTAAAAGAGCTTGTATTTTCATAATAGTATCCTTTTCAGGATGTTTATCTAATCTTTCTTTTTCTTTTGCGTCAGCAAATTCTTGATCTGTCATTTCTGATATTTTTTTAAAGTATTTTAACATCTCATTTTTTATAAGCTCTAAATTAATAACAGGTTCCCCTGAAGGTTTAATACCTACATCAGATAATTTTATATCTTCATTATCAGCTAGTAAGTATAAAACATTATTAACTATTTGGAATCTATATGAGACTTCCGAATTATTTTTATATACAATATGAATCGTAAATGCTCCTGGAGAAGAATCTCCTGATAAGGCTGAAGCATAAATGTCTTTTATTTTAGCTTGTGATACTTCATCGCCTGTTTGGTGAATAACTTTCACTATGGCTTTTCCAGCTTCATGTGCAATAGATGAAATTTCATGTTTAGATAACTTTTTAACTGACTCTTGTTCGTTTATATCGTATTTTTGCAGTACAGTCATTATGCGGTCAATTTTCTTATCTATATCATTAAGTATAGCTCCATAATCATCTGCAATTGGACCTCCTTCAGGTTCTGCTTCTTGCTCCATATTTCTTAAAACATCAGCTCTTTCGTCTTCTAAGTCTTGAAGTTTTGATTTTAAAGTCATAATTTTCTCTGGGCTAATATTCTGTCTACTTGGTTTAGCAGCTTTCTTTTTAGCCATCTTAGACTGTAATGCTCTTATTTTCATAAGAACCGGGTCGTTAATATCTTTAGCTTCGTCTACATCGTGACTTTTATCTACAATAGAAATACCATTAGATTCTAAGTCCATAGATACGTCGTATAAAAACTGTGCTGGATCTTCGTCTGGTTCTCCATCGTCTTTAGCTCTAAAGTTAAAATAAATGATTACATTACCAGCTCCATCATCGTCTACAACGTCCATTTTAACATAAGTTGGATCTATATTACTATCTAATATATCCATTGCTTTTTTGTAATCAGCTTTCGATATTTTTATATAAGTTGTTTGATGTGGACCTTCTTTGGTTAACTGTACATTAGATCCATCGTCTGCTAGATCTTTAGCTTTCTTTTCATCATCGGTGAAGATTACTCCTTTTTCAGCTTCTTTTAATTGCTTTTCTAAAGATTCTTTTAAAAACTGTAGTTTTTGTGTTTTACCGGCAAGGTCAGTTGTAGAATTTGAATATTTACCGTCTTTAATAGCTTTAAGTGAATATTCACACTTTTCAAGACGTGATTTTATTTCTTGGTAGGTCATAATATAGTTGTATTATATACGTATATAAATAAATAGATTAACTATCCCAAATAACGTTTTTAAACTTTTCCGGTGAAATACCAAAAAAATCTGTTCGCCATTTTGTTTGTTCGAAAAAATCAAGATGATACCATTCATCTTTTTTCTTCCATATCTTAATAGCTACATCATCCCAATCTAAGTTAAGAACTAATTGCTCAATTTCCAACTTTTTTTCTATCACAGCATCATATTCAAACGAATCCCATTCATAGTGAAATACTTCAAATACTGCATCTTCTGATACATAATCAATAGATATGTCAATACCCCATTTAGGTTTCATTTTAACTAATTTAAATAACATAGGGTTACTTTCCTTAGCTATATATAGTATTTGTTCTAGAGCTACAGAATCAAATGCTTTTCTTTCAAATAAGTCTGAGTGATTAATATGAGCTCCATTTCTTTTATCCCATACAAGCCAGTCACTCCTCATACAGTCTTCATGTCTTCTCTCTATAGGTTCGAATCCGTTTTTAGGTAAAAAAACTTGTTCGGCTTTAGTTAAATGATATCCATTTTGGTCAAATAAATCTACACATTTAGGGTCTTTTAGAACCTCTACTTCATCTGTAGGATCTAAATAATACGCTTGTCTGTGAAGTTTATTGTCGGTTAATATCATTTTTTCTTTCCGCCTTTCATATTAGCACACCAATGGTACATTTTACCTTTTTCACCGCCGTACTTTTTAGCTTTTGCTCTCAATGATGACACTGAACCTTTACATGAGGCTCCTGATTTTTTTACTCTACCGGGTCTAGATTTTCCTTTTACTTTACCATCGGCGTAGTTTTCTTTGTAGAGTTTCTCATCTACTACATATATTTTATCCGGGGTAAAAGAATTACCTACTAATAACGTTTCTTTTTCAGATTCTTTTGAGTATTCTAAGTCTTTGGAAAGCTCTCCTGTAAAGTCAGGGTGTAAAATAAAGTTAGGGTTGTCTAAAGAAACTTTTACATAGCCACCTACTCTACCAGGTGATTTTTTATGATCTATGTATCCAGAATAATGTCCAAATCCTTTAGCTACCTGTTCGTCTATTGTAAAACTTAAATACCCTTTATCACTTCTCGATTTAACTTTTAAATTAGAAGGAGTTTCATACTCTGTAACCCCGTTAGAAGTTCTAATCGGTTTAAGCTTGTCGATGAATTCTTTTTTAAAAGTCATTCCTCTATAACCAAACTTGTTTCCACCTGTTCTTGGATCAAGTTCTTGTGGATACTTTTTCTTATCTTTAAGTAGTTTTTTCAGTAAGTCTAAATCAATTTCAGTATAATCGTCTATATATTTTCGCAGTTGATCTTTTACTTTACCGTCGGTGTAGTTTTCTTGTAGGTCAGATATATCTACAATCCAAATTTTTGGATCAACACCGTTTTTAACCTGACCTGAAAGCCTAGTATTACCGGCCACTAGGTCATAATCGTTGTCAGAGAACTTTACAGCTATTGACATTTCGATTGTACCTTTTTTAAATGCGTCTTGGAATCTTTGTTTTTTAGGTTCTTCTAAACGATCAAATTTTAGATCAACATTACCTAATACGTTTTTAATCTTAGAATAAGATGTAACGTATCCTTTTTTAGCTATATCAATCCAACCTTGTTTACCCATTTTCTCAAATTCAGGATATCTTATAGCTTCCTCCCATTCTGCAGAGAAGTTTGGATCTCTATAAGTTATACCTTCTACTATGAGTTGGATTAGTTTCATTTATTTCTTTTTCCAGATTTCACCTCTTCTACATCTAACTACTGCTCCTGAAGCATAAGCTGATGGCCAGGTGTCATATTTTTGTTTTGCTAGTCTAGTACATCTATCGTCTTCTTGAAGTAAGTTTTCATTTTGTTGCATCTCTGCTATAGTTCCTACTACTAAGTTACGAATATCTTCTTTAGTTACTTTTGCTTTTTTTGTATTTTTCACGACTGTTTTTCCTTTAGCTCCTGCTTTCTTTTTCTTTGCAGCAGTAGCGGCTCTTTGGCCTTTTGTTAAACTTTGTGCTTTTGCTTTTGGTAAACATCTATCTGGGTTCTTCTTATTTTTTGAAGTACCGCATTTACCGGCTATATTTCCAGAAGAAGATATACGTACCCACTTTTCTTTTTTAAACCAGTCTCTTAGAGACTCTAATGTGATATTTTTTACTTCTTCGTTAGTCATTATGCGTTAAGTTCTGAGTGCATCATAAACATTCTTATAATAATAGCTGCTATAATACCGAATATAATCCAAAGAGCTCTGGTGACTCCTTCTTTCCAGTTTTTAAGAGCTTCAACTTCAGCTAATTTAGCTTCAAATTCTTTTTGATTTGCTTGCAAAAGTTGCCTATGTTCAGTATTTTTATTAGTATTTACTATAACTCCATTGTCTGGGTTGAGAAGAGTATATTTCATTTCTGATATATCTTCTTTCAAATCAGTCATGTCATTTTGCATTTGTTTCAGTTCTCCGTTAGGCATATGAGTCTTAATATGCTTTATTTCGTTTAAAACTGATTCAAGTAATTCCTTCTGTGTCATGGTAAGATGTATATTATATAAATATATCTAATCTATCTTTGACCTAATGTATTTAAGATACTCTTTAATTTCTGTAGACAGTTTAGATTTAACGGCTTGATCGTTGTTATTCCAGGTTTCTATATCCCCTTGTTCCGTCACATACGTATTAGTATATTCTAAAGATTCAGATGCCCATTCCTCGAGTTCATTAGCAAATTTAGTTAGGTTTCCTTTTTTAATTTCCTTTACATAACTATCGTATAATCCATTTCTTTTTAACTCAGCTTCAAATGCTACAAAACAATCTAAGCACATTTTATTTATCTTATAGACTTGTATACTGAGGTGATTATTAATGGGTTTGCTACATTTAGGACAGGCATAAGGAACTTTTACTAACTTCTTAGCAGAATCTAATTTAGTAATATTCTGTTTAATACCGTTTTTGATAGTCCACTTCTTTCCAGACTCTTCCCATATATCGCCTTCTTCATAGCTAGAATGACTACGTCTATAACCAGTTTGAGATTTGGTTTTTGAAGTGTAGTCTTTTTTAACTAAATTACGTATACGATTTACATCTGAATGTTTGAACTCCTTTTTAAGAGTGTTATCACTCATAACCTAATTCTTTTAATTTTTCTAAAACAGGAGTTATATCCCCTTTTTTTACTCTTAGAGCTATTCCACCTTTGGATGCCCATTCATTTATATTAGATTTTTTATCATCTATTAATATACTATTCTCATTAGCATATCGCTGTTTATCTGAAGAATAAGCAAATATGACTTTCGGTTTAGGGTTTAATTTATTTCTAACCCATAAATTTTTACCTAACCTAGAAGTATTATTTCTAGATGGAGAGGTAAGTACTTTAGGATTATATTTACTAATAAAATTCCATAACTCTTCTCCTCTAGGCATCCAATCCATTCCAACCCAAAAAGCTACTCCGACTATACCGTCAATAAAGTTCCAAAATTCTTCTGGTCCAAATATATCTTCAAAGTCTTTTGGTTTATTTACTTTTTTAATATCCTTTAAAGGGTAGTACTTAGGTCCTACCTCTTGTAGTTTCTCATGAAACTTTCTTTCGAAATCTGTTAATACTCCATCCATATCACAATATATCTGATATTTAGGAGGTTCATTTAATAATTCTTTTAAACTTTTTTTCATAACCTTTAATTTTTAATTTTGTCTTCCCAATTTCGGAAAGTAATATTACCTACTAAGTAAGCTTCTTTTTCTAACTCTAATAACTTATCATCTTCGTTAGTATCTGTTGTTTGTATATTTCCTAATCTACCTTCTAGGTTTTGTATATGATGAACCATTTCATGAGCAAAAGATCTCATAACATCTTTAGGGTGTCGTCCTTCTACATACAGTACTACTTCTTTATTATTAGGATCGTAGTGGGCTGTTTTGCCAAAAAACGATTCTGATTCTGCAATATCTCTTCTTATTTTTATTTCAGGTAAAGGTTGAATATTCATACCTTCATCTAACATATATTCTAATATAGAGCCCATGAAAGGAGTATAATCAAATCCTACCTTATCGTCTTGGTGCTTTAAAGATACTTTAATATGGTCATTTTTATATTCTACATTAACACCGTCTGTACCTATTTGGTTCTCGATACGTTTAAATAAAGTTAGCAAGTAGTTTTTATCTGCTGAAGGAAGTATTGGCTCAGTAGAGAGTTTATTTCTACCATTATCTTCAGATGTATCTTCTACAAAATATTCACTAACAAAAGTAGATATATTTGTACTTATTATTTCAGCTACTATTTTATCTTTCAAATCGTTTAATATATTTAATATTTCTTCTCTAGATAACTGTTTAGGAAAAAAGTCTATGATCTTATCTAAATTACCTGATAAAATACTCTTTCTGAAATCTGTTGCTCTTACTCCTGAACCAGGAGCAGACTGTAATGCTAATCCTTCTACATTTTCTACATTATTAAATGTAGTAACTCTTTTTAAATCTACGAAATCTTCTTCACCTCTTAAACCAGTTACTGCTACAAATTGATCTTCAGGATACTCTCTTGCATAATCTTTAGCAGCAAACATTGGATTCTTTTGACCATCTACTATTTCTACGTTACCTAAATGTTTAATATAAATATTCCATATAGCAGTAGCTTCAATTTTATCTATACCATTTCTTTCTCCTCCTCCTATAAAGATAATAACTTTATCTATTTTAGGTTTACTATTAGAACCTCCATTGAATAAGCTAGAAGCTTTCTCTTTATAATCATCTTTATTATATAAAGTACCATTATAAGAACCGTCGAGTAAAGATTTTACTACGTTAAAATGACCTCTATGAGGTGGTTTAAAAGCTCCTGGATATAATGCTATCATGCTAAGAATGATTGAACTTTACTGTCTATTTCTGCAGGAGAAGAATGTTGTAACTTCTCTTGGAATAAAGGACTAAATAACATCTCTGCTATACTCTCTAAAACGTCTTCATGATCTTTATCTCTTTTAGCTTTAGAGTCTCTATACTTATTAATAGCGTCCCTTAACTTATCATCTCCTGGGCCAGCACCAATCTTTTTATAGGTCTTTAAGAATGCAGTTTTTACAGCTTTGTCTTCAGATCTATTACCTCTATCGTAATCTATATCTTGTACCGCTTTATTAAACTCATCTTCTTCTTGTTTTGACATTACTACCGGCTTAAAAAAACTACTTCCTTCTATTCCATTTGCTTCATTATATTTTGAAAGATAGTCTTTTATTCCTGTAGGACCGTTTTTAGCAGCTGTATCAAAAGCTTTTATTTCTTTATCATATTGACCGCCTCTTAAATTTACAAAAACAGAAAGATTGCCTCCTAATTTTTTATTAAATTCTCCTATTTTTTGATATGCATTTCGCCAAGTAGAGAATACTGCGGGAGCAGGAATATTTCTATCTGCTCTAGCAAAGTTAGAAATATAAGATATCATAGGATGAGTATATACCATAACCATATAAACTTTATAACCCTTGTTTAAAAGATTATTTAAGTTTTTGTCAAATCCTGTTCCCGATGCAGTAGTATCCCAAACGAAACTAGTTCCTTCTGATGCTGCTGCTGTTACGTCCTTGTTGACTTGTCGACTGGCTGCTCCTAGATTGTTGTGATACGGATGGTCCGGATCCTCTACGTACTTGTCCGGGTTGAACTGTTCTAGGCTGTCTAATGATAGTTGGTTGAGTAGGTACGTTTTCCCTGCTCCAGCTCCTCCCGCCATTATTACCGCTTTCGGGCCTGCCGTAGCCTCTAATATTAGGTCTGATAGTTTTATCATTGTTTAACTTATTAGGGTTATTATATTCTCTTATTTTTATTTTATTATTACCTCTTTTAAGTAAATCAACAGAACGTCTTATTTCTATTTCTTTATTTTCTGGTATATTATTTATTCTTGATTTGTTATAACTTCTTTGAACTAAATCACTATACTGACTTCCTCTTCTAGTTTTAGCATAAGCTATATTTTGTCTATTCCATATATGAAAGTTACTATAGTATGGGTCCCAACTATTCCATCCCCAGTTTCTAAATCCATAAGGATCCCAGCTATTAAATCCTCTCCATCCATAGTTAAAGTTCCAGTCAAACCAGAAGTCGTATCTGTTTACATATAGATCCCAAGGTGAAATATTTCTTCTATACTTGAATAAAAAGTTTCTATTATAAAAAGAATAGTACCATCTAAGGTCTTGATTTATAGCATACTGAGTGTAATCCCATCTAAATCTGTTATCGTTATTAAACTTTCTGTATAATCCAAACTCACTATCAATCACATCTACATTTATACCTGAAGAAGTTATAAATGCTTTAGGAGTATGATTAAGAGTAGCTAGTTTAAAATTACCACAGCTAGCCAATAAAAATAATACAAATAAAAATGTTATTCTTTTCATATAAATGGTTTATTATAAATAGTTACACTTTTATAGTAGTAGGATAACTATTATAAATCGGTTCAGTATTAGGATTCTCTAACTGATATAGCTCATATATGTTTTGAAATAGTTTAAAGTTTTTCTCTATATCATCAACCTGAAGTACTTTCCATCCTTTACCTTGCATTACTCCTTTCTGTTTGCTAGGTCCTCTCGATTTTGCTTTAATCC